TCTGATCTTGTTTAAGTTTAGTTGCTGCTTGAACTTCTGTTAGTTTTAACTCAGCCTTCGCCTGTTTTGTCTTAACGAAGCCAGAAACCGCTTGCCCAGCAACGCCGAGCAAGGGTTTAATTAATAGGTTTAGCATTGTCTATGCTCCACTTGTCATCTTAAAGACAACAAACAGAACGATAACAGCTACAATACCCGCTTTTATCCAATCCTTCATTTTCCAGTCTGACCATTCTTTCAAATGTGACCATAGATCTTTAATTAGATTCATATTTCCTCCTTATCAAATGGGATTAATTTTTGTGTTCGCAATTTTTGCAATCACACGATGTGCAAGAACCACCATTAGAACAATGGCATCCATGTTCGCAGTTTTTACAAGTACTCATTATGCAAATTTAAATTTATTTTTATAATTTTTATGACCTTGAGTTACAGTATAACGTTCTTCTTCATTATTTAGGGTAATAGATCCTCCATTACTTTTATAGTGAACAGCTCCGCCACCCATGTATTCTTTAACAACAGGTTGCCCTGTTTGTGCTGATTCTTCCTTAGCCATCTTCATTCCAGAAGATGTGTACGGAAATTTTTTTCCTCCTACATTTGGCATAATACCTCCTAGTGATATGTTGGTCTATCAACAATACTTGCGCAGTCTATAATATTTTTCATAAAATGCATAGCATTTTCTTCCCCCATTGTTTCTACATAAAGTAATCTAGCCACATTAAGGAAAGCTCCTGCTACAAAAACAGTATCATCTGGTGATTTTGTGTGCTTTTTTGCCGTTTCATAGGCTTCTTTCATAACCTTTATAGTTATTTCGTCTAATAGCCTTTCGGACATGGATAACCTCTCTTGGTAACTATTTTTGAGTTCTTCTAGCGTCTTGTTTGTTCATTTGTGCCTTTTTAATGGCTACATTCTGCCTTTGCATCTCCTTTTTCATCAATCTTTCTTGTGAAGCCTCGGATCTATCCATATTTCTGTCTCCTTCTGCCTTGTCAAGAGCAACATTAGCCTTTAATTGGGCAATATCTTCTTGAGATTGCATTTTTTCACGGTCTAAACCTTCTTTTTGTGACATTTTCTTCTCTTCAAGAGCTTGTTTCTCACCCATTTGTTGTGCTTTTAGCTCTGCTTCGTTCTTTTTAATGTCAATTTCTTGTTGTTTTAACTGAACAAGAGGGTCATCACCCATTTGGTCGAACATTTCTTGTTCTTCTGCTACCATTTGCTCAATAATTTCGGCAATCTTAATAGCAACAGCACTTTCCATTTGCATTTCAATCTGTGCTTGAATTTCTTGAGGTAATTGACCCCCATATTGTTGCATAAGTTTATCCATTTCAGGTTGCATCTCTTCTTGTACCATTGCACGTGCCATAAATCCTACATGTTCTGTTATATGAGATTGTAATAATGACATAACAGCAGGATTAGTTTTAACTAACATAGATGACATAAACGCCCGATGCGCCCTGATGTGAGCGGAATGATCCTGATCAGGGAACGCAACAGGCTTTTGAGCGTTCAATGTTCCAGCGTTCTCGATCGCAGGATCGGTCGGCTGAGGCTGAGGAGGTGGTGGAAGAACCTTCTCTATATTCTGAACACCCAATGCTGCATACATTCGGCGATATGCCTCATGTAAATTGTGCATCTCTGGATTTGATTGTGCTAATTGTAACTGTGTCTGAGCCAATGTAACACGTTGTGCCATGGAGAAAATATTTGGATCAGACACAGGAATGACATCGACACGATCGTCGAAGTCCGTTTGTTTAACCATTTGATTACCATTGGCAACCATATATGGATACTCGGGAGGCAAGTATTCGGAAAAAACTTTTGCTAATAATTTAAATTCTATTTTTTGTGCATAGTGTAATCTTTTATGGATCGCGGACATAACTTTCATGCCTCGCTCTAAGATAGCCATGGTTGTTCCTACAGGTTGCTGTTGGCTACCTGCATTCTCACCCATCATCATATCTGTTACTCCTGCAAAACGTCTTCCTGCATCAGTAACAAATCCTAGTAATTGAAATAATGTTGCACTTGGTTCCTTGTAAGGAAGTGGCATTAATGATTCACGCAGGTTTCCACCTGGTGCATCTACATCCCGCCATTCTCCTGGATTAAGGGCTTCGTCGTCATCTTTAATTCGCAACCCTCTTGCTTTAAATCCCGCAGGGAGATTGGACAACGTACCAGCGTCGATAAGTTGACGGAGGGCTGCTGTAGCTGTTCTTGATAATCCCCCGAGCATGTGGATAAGACCAAACCCATAAAAACCAAGACCAGGCAAAAACTTGTAGTGTGTAAAGTACTGTTTCTTTTTCCTTGATCCGTCACCCTGTCTCCAGTTTCTATAGATTGATAAAACTTTTCCTGAATCTTCATCGATTGTAACAATATAAGGTAACATAATACCTGTTGGATTATTTTCCTCATCTTTATCTTCGAATCCTGGTATGTCTAAATCGACATGCATCTCAAGTAGATTAAATTCTTCTTCACTAAAAGAAACTTGCTCAACACCAAGAATACTATCTTGTTTTTCTTTTGAATCAGAAATATCTGCTTTAGATGGTTGTAATTCTATGTCACGATAAAATCCTGAAACTTGATTCTTACGTAAATCATTTTTTTTCATTTTCACGACATGGGTAATACGCATGCATGATTCTAAATCGGAAACAAAATACGGAACAATCAAATCTTCGGCTGGAATAAATCTTGATACAGCTCTCTCTAATTGTGCATCATAATAAATTTTCTTAAAAGCTGATCCTGCTAATGGCAGGTGAAATAACATTTGATCAAGCTCAGGGTCAAACTCTTGCATAATACAAGTAACCTGATAGTTCATAAAGTTTTTAATACGTTCAGCTTGTTGTTCTATTTCTGGTGTTGCATCTCCTAAAATTTCTGCTCGAACAGGTCCACCCGGTGGCAGTAATTCTTTATAAGATTGTGCTTGAAATTGTGTAACAGCTTCTGCAAGTAATGGATGTGTAACACCCGTTGCTCCTGTAAAAGGTTTTGCTCGTTCCTCATACTTAAATCCTAAAAGATCAAGTCCTTCTGTATAAGCCTTTTCCCAATCAGATCGAGAATTCTTATCATCTTCAAAATTTGTACGAAGGTCAGAAGCTATTTTAATAAGAATATTATCTTCAAGCCATTCCGCTATATTGCCTTCAAAATTTCCCTCTTGTGCTCTCATTTGAGGATTAAAATCTAATGTTGCTCCTCCATCTTCTTCATTAATAACTTGAGGTCCTGTTCCTTCTTGTTCTTCTTCAGGGAATTCTATTGTTTGCCCTACTTCTTCTATTGCAAATGCATCTCTTGGATTAGAGTATATAGACTTATCAACGTTTGGATAATCTTTTTCAATTTTTCTTGCCATTAGTATGCTCCTATTGGTCCTATAACATCAAGGACAGATTTTAATGGATTATACTGAGGTATTTTTTCCACCAGACCTCCATGTTTAAAGTATTGTACGTACGGTGTCAACATTTCTGGTGTAAGTTCAATAAGGAAAGAATCAACCATTTCATTACCGTGTTTTACTTTTCCTATAGAAAACTCTGCATTTTTAACCCCAGCTAGTTTTCTTAAAGTTTCCTCGGCATTACTTGTAAAGTGTGTTTCTATCTTTTCTATCTTAAAATTGTCTCCTCGTGGAATATTATCCATAGCAGCTCTCTCACTTCCGTGTCCTTTTGATACAACATAGCCATCTTGAAAACTTACATTCCCGTCTATATCAACAATTTTTTTCGAATCATCAACAATTTGCCATGAAGGGGGAGCATTAACATTTGGACCACCGTATTCCAAATCATAAGCCACGGCCTGTCCATGCTCTTTTGATGTTCTTTGATTAGGAGGAACATTCATTCCTAAGTCTTCATCAACATTCCATCTCTTTTTTTGTGTAATACTAGGTGCTACCGAATAGTGAGACGGTGCATTTTTATTTATTTGCAAGACACCATTTTCATCAAAGTAGAATCGTTTCTTTGCGGCAATAGAAAGGTCATTTTTAATTAGGGATGATACCCAGTCTTTTTGATCTTTAAACGGAATATTTGGAAATAGGTCTTGTGGATCGATGTCATCAATAAATTTATTTAAATTCACAAGTGCCTCATCACGTATTTTTGCGGCATCATCTAATTGTCTCATGACAGCATCGTCCACCATGTTTAAATCCATCTTTGCTACGTCATCAAATATTTTACTTGCTTGTTCTATTTGCGCTGTGTAACTTTTTATCTCTGCCGATGTTAAAGGCATTTGTCTAAATATATTTTCAAGTTGCTTTTTTATTGACTCTGCTGTTGAAGTATTCCCTGCTTGAAGAGTATTTCTTAAATCCTTTTTTAAGGCAGCTTTTTTCGATGCAGCTTTTTGTAAAAAGTCTGATTGAATTTCATTAGCCGTTGTTACGGTTACATTTTTTCCGTTAGCCAGTTTCCCTGGTCTATCATCAACAAGAGACCATCCTATAACATAAGGCTCTCCTTCTAATTTATTATTTACACCAAAATTAACATCAGTCTCTACTTTACGAATTTCGCTATGTCCTTCATATCGAGCAATGTTTGATGGTAATGATTGTGTATCTCCTCGAATATCTTTAGAATCCATCCAAAGGACATGTTCTTCCCTGGTTCCGTTCTTATAACCACTTGATCGTCCACTATCAGCATATTTTAAATTTCCGTCTACATCACTATATTTCGATGATTGAACAAATTTTGATGGGGATTGATCCATTAATTCTTTTATTTCCGCATATGCAATAGGCTGATTGTTGGTAAATTTACCATTTGTAAATCCTCCTTTTTTATTAAGGTATTGACGAATATACGAGTCCACCAATTCACTCTCCTTGATCCCCGCTGCACGCAGTGAGTCATGCCATTCCTTTGCACTTAACTTTACTTCGTTAATTGGAATGTCAGCAACATTTCCCGATGCTCCTGTTTTAACACGG